GATGTCGGCGCGTCCTACGGCGAGTTCCTGCGCATGCAGTTTCGTGCGGTGGCTGCCGCCATGGGCGTGACCTACGAGCAGCTGACCGGTGATCTGACCCAGGTGAACTACAGCAGCATCCGCGCCGGACTCCTGGAGTTTCGCCGCCGCTGCGAAGCCATCCAGCATGGCGTGATCGTGCACCAGTTGTGCCGACCGATCTGGTCAGCCTGGATGGAACAGGCGGTGCTTTCCGGCGCACTGCAGTTGCCCGGCTATGCGAAGCGTCGGCGTGAATATCTGGCTTGCAAGTGGATCCCGCAGGGCTGGCAGTGGGTGGATCCGCAGAAGGAATTCAACGCCATGTTGACCGCCATCCGCGCCGGGCTGCTGTCCCGCTCGGAGGCGATCTCCTCCTTCGGTTACGACGCTGAAGACATCGATCGCGAGATCGCGGCGGACAACGCGCGGGCGGATGCCTTGGGGCTGGTGTTCGAGTCCGACCCCCGGCACGACCAACCCACCGCCGTCATGCCCTCCAGGAACACACCGGCAGAACCTGCGTTTGCCGATCCGGCGACCGATGCACTGGCGACCGATCCGACGCCCCTGATCTGAAAGGTCCATCCCATGCTCTATCCGCACTTGGCGGGACGCCTGTTTGGCGTGCCGCTGCTGATCCATCGCCCCAAGCTTGACGTGATTCTCTCGGTTCTGGCCCCCCGGCTCGGACTCGACGGCACGCTGCCACAAGCAGCGCTGCCTTCACCTCGCCCAGTCGCGTCACCCACGCCCGGCATCGCCATCCTCCCGATCCACGGATCCCTGGTGCGCCGCACCCTGGGGATGGAGGCGGAATCGGGGCTCCTGAGTTATCAGGCCATCCAGTCCGGTCTGGGTGCGGCGCTGGCTGATCCCAATGTGGCCGGCATCCTGCTCGACGTGGATTCACCGGGCGGCGAGGCAGGCGGCGTGTTCGACCTGGCTGACCGCATTGCCGCTGCGGCCAAGGTGAAGCCGATCTGGGCCATCGCCAACGAGTCCGCCTTCTCGGCGGCCTATGCCTTGGCCAGCGCGGCCTCGCGCCTAGTGGTCACGCGCACGTCGGGCATCGGCTCGGTGGGCGTGATCGCGATGCACATCGACCAGTCCGGCATGGATGCGAAGGCGGGACTGCAGTACACGCCGATCGTCGCTGGTGCGCACAAGAACGACCTCTCGCCGCATACCGCCATCACTGATGAGGCACGCGCCATGTTGCAGGCCGAAGTGGACCGGCTCTACGGCCTCTTCATCGACACGGTGGCGAGCCACGGACGCCTCAGTGCGGATGCCCTGCGCGCCACCGAGGCGGGCCTCTACTTTGGCGACGCCGCTGTGGCGGCGGGCTTGGCTGATGCCGTGGCCACCTTCGACGACACCCTGGCCGAGATGGCCGACTTCCTCACCCCTCGAACCGTGCAGCGCCTGGCTGCTGCACGAACCGATGTTGTTGTTCTCCCCACGTCTTGCTCTGAAAAGGACACCCCCATGACACAACCCGAGCCTCATACCGATACCCCTGAAGTGCCCGCCACACCTGCTACGCCCGCCGCCATACAGCAAATGACGATGAGCTACGCCGACGCGGTCGAAGTGGCTGAACTCTGCCAACTGGCCGGCGTGCCCGAGCGCACCGCGAGCTACCTCTCGGCCCAGACCCCGGTGGCCAACGTGCGCCGCACTTTGCTGGCGCTACGCGCCGACGGTCCCGAGATCGCATCCCACCTGACCCCTGAAGCCATGGCCGCGAAGCCGGAAGCCCTCAAGGACAACCCCCTCATCGCCCAGGCACGCGCTCGTGCCGGAAAGGACTGACCCATGCCGACCAAACCTGTATTTACCGAAGGTCTCAACCTGGGGGATCTCCTCAAATACGAGGCCCCCAATCTCTATTCCCGCGACCAGGTCACCGTCGCCGCCGGCCAGGTCCTGGCCCTGGGCGCGGTCGTCGGGGTGATCACCGCCAGTGCCAAGGTCAAGGTGGTGGATCCCTCCGCCAGCGATGGTTCCGAGGTCGCCGCTGGGGTGTTGATCCAGGCGGTGGACGCCAACCTGGCCGACCGGGATGACGGTCTCTTCGTCGCCCGCCACGCCATCGTCGCCGACCACGCTCTGGTCTGGCCCACGGGCATCACCGTGGCCGAGAAGAAATCCGCCATCGCCCAACTCAAAGCGCTCGGCATCCTCGTTCGCAAAGGAATCTGACCATGCCCATGAACAATCCCTTCGACAATCCGGCGTTCTCCATGTCGGCGCTGTCCACCGCCATCAACATCCTGCCCAACAACTACGGGCTGATGGACCAGATGAACCTGTTCCCGGCAAAACCGGTGCGTTTCCGCCAGATCGCCATCGAGGAGAAGAACGGCGTCCTGAGCCTGTTGCCGACCTTGCCGGTGGGCTCGCCGGGTACGGTGGGCGTGCGCGGCAAACGCAAGCTGCGTTCCTTCGCCATCCCGCACATCCCGCACGAGGACGTGGTGTTGCCGGAGGAAGTGCAGGGTATCCGCGCCTTCGGTATGGAATCCGAGTTGCAGTCCATCTCCAACGTCATGGTCGAGCACCTGCAAACCATGCGGAACAAACATGCCATCACCCTGGAACACCTGCGCATGGGTGCCTTGAAGGGCGTGATCCTGGATGCGGACGGCTCGATGCTCTACGACCTCTATGACGAATTCCAGATCACGCCGAAGGTGGTGGACTTCAAGTTCAGCAACGTCGATCTGGACGTGAAGAAGGTCTGCCTGGGGATCAAGCGCTATGTCTCCAAGAACCTGCAGGGCGAGTTCATGACCGGTATCCACTGCCTGGTCTCGCCCGGCTTCTTCGACGCGTTGACCGGACATGCCAATGTGAAGGAAGCCTACAAGGATTGGCAGACCGGCCTGGCGCTGCGTTCCGACTTGCGCACAGGATTCACCTTCGCCGGCATGACCTTCGAGGAATACTTCGGCGAGGCCTCGGATGGCACCACCACGCGCAGTTTCATCGCCGACGACGAGGGCCACGCCTTCCCCCTGGGTACGGTGGACACCTTCGCCACCTACTTCGCGCCGGCGGATTTCAACGAGACGGTGAACACCCTAGGCCAGCCGCTCTACGCCAAGCAGGAGCCGCGCAAGTTCGACCGCGGCACCGATCTGCACACGCAGAGCAATCCGCTGCCCATGTGCCACCGCCCCGGGCTGCTGGTGAAGCTCACGATGTCTTGAGCGCTTTCTGACGCTCCTTGGTGTAGCGGTACCAGGGCTGCGGCGGGTCGCCGGCCATGAAGCGGGTGGCGGCGATGAAGGTGTCGAGCAGGCACGGATCGTAGTTGACCCCGTTCTGCCCGCACAACTGCTGAAACAGGACGTAGGGGTCTTGCCCCACAAGGTCCACCGGCTGGTGGATGCCAACCTCGCGCAGGTATCCGGCAACCGCCGGGCCGATGTTGGGGATGGCCTCCAGTGCCAATGCGTCCGCCGCCGTCTACGCTTTCTTCATGTCGCTGAATCAACTCGCAAACAGTAATGATAGCCATCGAATCCCTGTATGACGCGGCGGCCCGGTCGGGCCTGCTCACGCGCGCCGCATTGGGCAGCACGGAAGTTATGGTGGATTTCCGTGCGCCCGATGAAGACGTGCTGGATGGGCTAGGCGTCTCGCGCAACTACAGCATCCGCTATCCCTTGAGCCGTCTTCCCGCGCTCGCTTCCGGCGACACCCTATGGATATCCGGTCGCAGTTATCGCGTGCGGGAAATCAGCGTGACGGGCGATGGCACCGAGGCTCGCGCCTCACTCACCCGACTGTAGGACTGGCCATGCCCATCTCGATCCGTGAGCAGATTCTGCAAGCGGTGGCGGGGCTGCTATTGCCCGTCGCCCAATCTCAGGGCGCTACGTTTAACCGCTCGCCGACCACCGGTATTTCGCGTGAGCAGTCTCCGGCGCTGCTGGTCTTCCCCGAATCCGATGCCATCACCCAGCGCTCGAACGACCGCGTCGAACGACTGTTGGTCGTGCGGGTGGTGGCGCTGGCGCGTGAGACCGGAACCGAAGCGCCGGAGGGTATCGCCGACCAGTTGCTGGTAGCCGCTCACGCGGCGCTGTTCACCAATGCCAATCTCGGCGGCTTGTGTCTGGGCATCAAGGAACTGGACTGCGAGTGGGATGTGGAGGACGCCGATGCCACGGCGGCCCTGATCCCCGCCCGCTACCAGATCACCTACCGCACCCTGGTCCATGACCTGACGGCCCAGGGCTGAACAACTTTCCATCGAAGGAGTAAACGATATGGCCTATTTCTCCGGTCAGGGGCGCGTATTCATCGGCGCCCGCACCAGCGGCGGCAATCCTGCCGGCCTCAACTTCGTCGGCAACGTTCCCGACCTCAAGGTATCCCTCTCGGTCGAGACCCTCGAACACCAGGAGTCGCAATCCGGGCAACGGCTGACCGACCTGCAGATCATAAAGGGCAAGAAAGGCGAATTCGCCTGCACC